ATGGCAAGGGTCTTCCTCACGAAGACAGCACGGTCGCAGGGCCAGTCGATCATCTTCCTTCGTAACCCGTTCAAGCTTGTACCGATCAAGGATCTTGCAGAGATCGTCGACAAGTTTACGAGGAACGAGGTCGCTTCGTCCAACGACATGCGGGCTGTCATCGGCTGGAAGCCGTCCAAGGATCCAAATGCCGACAAGCTTCTCAACAAGAACCTCCCGGCTCCTGTTCCTCCGCCGAGGCCGGCTCGAAAGCCGAACCTTGCTCTGATGCCGATGAGGCCGCAGGTACCAACGACACCTCAAGGAGTAAGCAGTCAAAATGGAACCTGATTTCACTGGTTACGCTACCAGGAGCGGCGTCAGGTGCTCTGACGGCCGAACCATCAAGGCGCACGCGTTCAAGGGCAACGACGGCACTACCGTTCCGCTCGTGTGGCAGCACCAGCACGATTCCCCTGACAACATCCTGGGCCATGTCGTTCTGCACAACAGGGACGACGGAGTCTACGGCGAGGGGTTCTTCAACGACACGCCGTTCGGCAAGCAGGCCAAGGCGCTCGTCATCCACAAGGACATCAAGGCGCTGTCGATCTTCGCCAATGGGCTCATCCAGCAGGCCATGGAGGTCGTTCACGGGGTCATTCGTGAGGTCAGCCTGGTTCTGGGCGGAGCCAACCCCGGCGCCTTCATCGACAACGTCAACCTTGCTCACGGTGATGGCTACACCCCGTTCGAGGACATGGCCATCATCTACACCGATGCCGAGATCACGGTCGGCCCGGGTCAGCCTCCGGTCGCAGGGGCTCAGGTCCCGGCGGTCCAGCAGAAGCCGGCTCTGGCTCACGCGGTCAGCAACCTTCCCGTTCTCGCTCCGCCCGCGCAAGTCGCTCAGAACGCGCAGGGCGACTTGTCTCCTGAAGAGATGTTCAACACCTTCAGCGAGGCACAGCAGCAGTTCGTCTTCGCCCTCATCGGCGCGGCCGTACAGCAAGACGCCATGATTTCCGACCCGACCGGCACTCCTGCCACTGACCCGAAGGGCGAACCCACAGTGTCCCGTAACGTCTTTGACCAGACCCCCGGCGGCGCCGCGGCTGGGCCAACGCTCACGCACTCCGATCTCCAGGGGATCTTCAGCGCGGCGCAGAAGGGTGGCTCGCTCAAGGACGCGGTCGAGCAGTACGCCCTGGCGCACGGCATTAACAACATCGATCTGCTGTTCCCCGACGCCCAGTCCGTCGACAACACCCCCGAGTGGATCTCGAGGCGGCAGGCGTGGGTCGCCGGCGTGCTCGGCGGAACCCATCACGTCCCGTTCACTCGCATCAAGAGCCAGTTCGCGGACATCACCATGGACGAGGCCCGGGCGAGGGGTTACGTCAAGGGCGCCATGAAGCGCGAGGAGTTCTTCGGCCTCACGCAGCGCATCACGACCCCGCAGACCGTGTACAAGAAGCAGAAGCTCGACCGGGATGACATCCTGGACATCACGGACATGGACATCGTCACCTGGCTCAAGGCCGAGATGCGGGTCATGCTGGACGAGGAGATCGCCCGCGCCATCCTCGTCGGCGACGGCCGCGACGTGGCGGACCCGGACAAGATCAAGGAAGGCAACATCCGTCCGATCCTCACGGATGCCGACCTGTTCGTCACGCACGTGAACATCAACATCTCCGACGCTTCCAGCTCCACCGAGGAGATCGTCGACGGGATCATGGCCGGCATGCAGTGGTTCCAGGGCACCGGCGTCCCGACGCTCTACACGGCGCGTTCCTGGGTCACCAAGATGCTCCTCGCCAAGGACACGCTCGGCCGGCGTCTGCATTCCTCGGTCACCGACCTGGCCGACGCGATGGGTGTCGGCTCGATCGTCACGGTCGACATCCTGGAGCAGATGAAGGACACGGTGATCGGCATCATCGTGAATCTCACCGACTACTCGGTGGGCACGGACCGCGGCGGCGAGGTCAACTTCTTCGATGACTTCGACATCGACTACAACAAGTTCACCTACCTGTACGAGACCCGGCTCTCCGGCGCTCTCACCAAGTACAAGTCAGCCATCGTGGTCGGCAACACGACCGCCACCATGCTCGGCGCGCCGACGGCCCCGACGTTCGTCAAGACGACCGGCGTCGTGACTATCCCGACCATGGCCAACGTGTCCTACGTGAAGGTGGACGACACCACCGGCACCGAGTCGGCTCTGACCGCCGGTGCCCAGACGGCGCTTGCGCCTGGTGCGTACATGCACGTCCGCGCCAAGCCGGCCGGCGGCTACGCCTTCGCCGACAACGGCTCCAGCGACTGGTCGTTCCAGCGCCCCGCCTCCTAGAAAGGACGTAGATGCGGTTCCAGGGAGCCGTAGGCTACGCGAACGACGAGGAGACCGCTCCAGGCGTCTGGACAGAGGAAATTACCGAGAAGAATTATTACGGTGAGGTTCTCATGCTAGCCCGGCGCCTGGAGGACTCCGCGCAGATCCCGGCGACATTGAACACCGATGTCACTGCTCAGAACAGGATCAGCATCGTAGCGGACGTCTATGCCTACGAAAACTTCGCGAAGATGAGGTATGTCCGCTGGAGCGGCTCACCCTGGACGGTCACTTTCGTGGAAGTTCAGAGGCCAAGACTCATCTTGTCGATTGGAGGGCTGTGGAATGGAGAAACGGCTCCTGCTCCAGTCGCTCCTTGAGGGGCTTTTGGGAAATGAGAATGTATATTTCCAGCCCCCCGAGAACGTCAGGATGAGTTATCCGGCTATCGTCTACAATCGGGACTATCAGGCGGTACTCTTCGCCGATAACCGGCCGTACCACCGGCGGCTCCGGTATCAAGTCACAGTGATTGACCGGGATCCCGACAGCCTCATCCCAGATAGGGTCGCCGAACTTCCCCTGACGACCCTGGTCCGGCACTTCACGCTGGATCAACTGAACCACGATATCTACGACGTTTACTTCTAGGAGGAGTGAGCATGACGACCCCAGCTGGGCCGATCACGTGGGATGGCACCGGAGAGCGTCTTTACGAGCACGGTGTCGATCACGGGGTCCTCTACATCCTGAACAAGGCAACAGGGGAGTACGACAAGGGTTACGCGTGGAACGGCCTGACGACCGTCACCGAGACCCCTGCCGGCGCCGAGGCCAACCCCGCCTACGCGGACAACATCAAGTACCTCAACCTGCTGTCCGCGGAGACCTTCGGCGGCACGATCGAGGCCTTCACTTATCCCGACGAGTTCGGCCAGTGCGACGGCAGCGTCGAGCCGACCGAAGGCCTCAAGATTAACCAGCAGCCGCGGGCGACGTTCGGCATCTCGTATCGCACCAAGGTCGGCAGTGACGTCGACGAGGAGCTCGGCTACAAGATCCACATGGTGTACGGCCTTCTCGCTTCTCCCTCGGAGAAGGCCTACGCGACGATCAACGACTCGCCGGAGGCCCTGTCGTTCTCGTGGGACATCAACAGCACTCCTGTCCCCGTCACCGACATGGCGCCAACCAGCCTCATCGTCGCCGACTCGACCAAGCTCGACGCGACCCAGATGAAGTCGATCGAGGACATCCTCTACGGCGCCACCGCTGCGCCCAAGCTGCCGTCGCCCGACGAGATCATCGACCTGGTAGGCGGACCGTAGGAGGAACCCGGCCAGGAAAGGAGGGCTAGGGAGTGCTTCGGATTATCGTACCTCTGGCGGAGGTATTCGACGAAGAGACCAGCGAATTCGCAACCGCTGAATCTTTCGAGTTGAAGCTGGAGCACTCCCTGGTCTCTCTGTCAAAATGGGAGTCCAAATGGAAAGTCCCGTTTCTGAGGAAAGAGAAGATGACTCAGGAGCAGACTATCGACTACATCCGGTGCATGATTTCCGGAGAGATTCCCTCAGACAAAGATCTCGCTCGTCTTCGAGACAAGGATTTCGCGCAAATCAGGGATTACATCGAAGATGAGATGACTGCTACGTGGTTCAACGAGAGACATGCTCCGAAGGGAACTCCGGAGATAGTCACGGCTGAGCTGATCTACTACTGGATGATTGCTCTCAACATCCCGTTCGAGTGCCAGCACTGGCATCTCAGCAGGCTCCTGACGCTCATCAAGGTCTGCAACTACAAGAACGCCAAGCCGACGAAGATGAGCAAGTCTGACGCAGCAGCAGAGCAGAGAAGGCTCAACAAGATACGTCGTCAGAAGACCGGATCTAAGGGATAGGAGGAGACGTGCCCAGAGCTGAATGGGATGCAGTAGGCGCTCGGACTTTCCAGACCGGAATAGACCGCGGAATGCTTTATGTCGGTTCCGATCCCGGAGTTGTCTGGAACGGTCTCACCAAGATCTCCGAAGCTCCTGTCGGCGGGACCTCCAAGGAGGTCTATCTCGACGGAGACAAGATCATCAACCTGGTCTCTCTCGAGGAGTACTCGGCGACGATCGAGGCATTTTCCTTCCCCAAAGCATTCGATCCCTGTGTCGGAATCCTGAATTTGGCTCCGGGGCTATTTGCCTGTGATCAAATCAGGAAGAAGTTCGGGTTCTCCTACCGGACACTCATAGGCGATGATGTCAGAGGGCTTTACGGGGCCTACCAGATTCATATCGTCTACAACGTCACCGCCAAGAGCCCGGAGTTCGTGAACGAGACCATTGCTGAGAAGCCCAACGTGAAGCCTCGCACATGGTCGATTACCACCGAGCCCCTCTATGGAGTGTGGCCCAAGCCGACGTCGCACTTCATCATCAACACTGCGGAGTACGATCCGGCTGACATCGCGTCCCTCGAGGATATTCTCTACGGGACGGCAACCACTGATCCGCGGATGCCGACTGCTGAGGAACTCGGTCTCCTGATAGAGCTGGAGATAGGAAGCGGAGTATGAGGATAATCTGGGATGACCCTTCGGATCGCATATTTACCTCAGGGGTCAGTCACGGAGTCCTGTTCCCCGGGGATGATCCTGGCGTTGCCTGGAACGGGCTCATATCCGTCACCGAGGTCTCAGACTCCACGAAGGATCCTCGATATTTCGACGGAGTCAAGTACAGGGAGCGAAACGTAGCAGCACCGTTCTCTGGGAGTATATCCGCGTTTACTTATCCGGATGAGCTTGAGCCGTACATCGGGATCTTCGGGTCGGCGACAGGTCAGCCAAGGCGGGCTTTCGGGTTCAGTTACAGGACTGATCAGCAGATCCACATCGTCTACAATGTCCTGGCGCTTCCGACCAAGGCCGATTACGAGACTATCGGAGAGAAAACGAATCCGGTTGCTTTCGAATGGCCTTTCACAACTCTACCTGAAAATATCCCCGGGGGGAAACCTACCGCACACCTCGTGATAACGGTCGACGATACTCAACCAGAGGCCATAGCTGCCCTTGAGGACGTTATTTACGGCAACGATGAGAACGATCCGTTGCTTCCGGATCCGATGGATCTCATCGACTTGTTCGAGACCAACGCCCTCATGCAAGTCATCGACAACGAAGATACCACGTTCACGGTCATAGGGCCCGACAGCATGGTTTCGATGACCGGTCCGGAGACGTTCCAGATCATCGCGGATACTGTGATCATATTCCCCGACGGCACGTTCAAGGTAAGTTCGCAATAGAAGGAGGATCGATGGCCACAGTAGTCGGGATGACCGCGGAAGCTATCAACGCGATTACGAACGCGCTTGTCGAGACCGGCGAGGTCCAGGACGACGGAACCATCGTTCTCATAACCCGGGAGGGCACCAGGCTTCCCATAGGCAACATCGCTGTCGATCCGAGCCTGGCCGAGATTGCGAACCTCGCTCCTGCTGACCTCGACATGATCCAGAGCAGAGCCGGTGTCTGGACCAACCGGACGATGGCCCAGATTCTGGCTGATCTGGGCACCGATATCAGTACGATCGAGGGGCTCACTCCGGCCACCAGCGATATTCTCCAGTATAAGGCTGGCGCCTGGGCGAACCGGACCATCGCGCAGCTGATGGCGGATATCAGATCCGATCCGCACTTCGCACAGGCGATCATCAAGACGGCCTCGACGAACCGTACTTCCTCGACGTTGTTGGACGATCCGGATCTGAAGACGACTCTGGATCCGAACAGCACGTACGATATATCCCTCGAACTCTCCTATGCTGGCACAGCCGCGATGACGTGGCAATTCACATGTCCTTCCGGTACTGGCGGATTTTATTGCCTTTCGTGCAACATAGCGGGCACTGGCGAGATTACCAATACCTACACCTGGACGACCGGTGCCAACACAGCCGGCGCCGTAACCAACGGGTGGAAAGCTGGCGGATACTTGACCACTGGCGCCACCGGAGGTAACTTCGCGTTCAAGTGGGGCTCCGCGACCAACGGCACGACCTGCCAGCTCGGTACAAGCATTATGCGGGTCAGGAAAGTCTCTCCCTAAGGAGCCACATGATCGAGATTACCGTCAGGGGGGATACCGGCAAAACCGAGAAGTGGCTCAAGGCGATGTCGAACGGAGATCAGTACAGGGCCATCGACTCAGGAGCTCAGGCTGGTGTATCCGCTCTTGCTGCTGCTACTCCAGCCAGGACCGGTGTAACTTCGGCTTCGTGGAACTGCACGATCGTTCATCGGGCTGACGGACCGAAGATCACCTGGAACAACACGCACGTCAACCGCGGATTCAACGTCGCTGCCGGAATTCAGTATGGTCATGGCACTGGTACCGGCGGGTATGTCCAGGGTGAGGACTATATCAACCCGGCCATGGCTCCTATATTCAAGGCAATCGCTGATGCAGTGTGGGGGGTGGTGACTCGTGGCTAGCGTCGATCAGAGAATCGTCGAGATGACCTTCAAGGGCGCTTCGTTCCTGAACGGCGTAGCCTCGGTCATCGGAGCTCTCGACAAGCTCAAGTCCAGCCTTGCCAATCTCAAGGGCGCCAAGGGTCTTTCTGACCTCGATGCGGCCGGCAAGAAGGTTGACCTGTCGCATATCGCTGACGGTGTCGACAAGATCAGTTCCAAGTTCAATGCGATGAGTGCTATCGCCGTTGGCGCTCTGATGCGAATCGGCGGAGCTGTAGCATCGGCTGCCGGCAACCTCATCAAGGGTTTCACGATCACGCCGATCATAGACGGCTTGCACGAGTATGAAGCGAGCCTGAACACGATCGCGGTTATCCAGGCGAACACCGGCTTGTCGGGTGCCGCGGGAATGAAGAAGATCGAGGGCGCTCTTCAGCAGCTGAACCTCTACGCCGACAAGACGATTTACAACTTCCAGGACATGACGCACGCTATCGGCCTCTTCACGGCCGCAGGCGTGCCCCTGGACAAGTCGG